ATAAATATATGCCAGGAAACTTTAATTTTTTTTCTAATATAACGTTTATTAAATTTATAGCAATAATTTATGTTACAATTATTTATGCAATTGGAGGTTTAATTATTACTATATCAACTGATAGATATTTAATTAAACCATATTATGATAAATCTGAAGGCGCGGAAGAAAAAATATCAACTAAACAACATATTATTGAAACTGTTATAATATTATCAATTCTTGGAATATTCACCTACATAGGAAGAAATATATTGCAATTGATACCATTTCCATTAGAAGGTTTATCGGGATTTAAATATATGCGAGTTCCAGAAGTTATTTCGGGTGGAATTTTAGGTTGGACTATATTTGTTTTTTCGTCTACATTAAGTAATAAAATCAAAATAATTCATAATAGAATTACATTAAATAATTATTAAAAATTATTAAAAAATATTAAAAATTAATCTAATTTTATATATTTAATTTTTTTATTTTTTTAAATATATATGAATAAAACAAAATTTTTTTTAATTGAATTATTATCAATTATATATTTTACCACAATTTTTGTAATAGTAGGTATTTTTTTTACTGAAATAAATGATACTTTTATAATAAATCAAATTATAAAAGATGATAAAAAACCAATTATTGTAAAAAATAAATTACTAATAAGACATATAATTGAAATTATTATTATTTTTATAATTTTAACTATTATAGTTCATTATACAAGATTATTATTGATGAAAATACCTTTTCCTTTAGATGGCATAGATGGTTTTAATCATAATTATCAAAAAACAATAACAAATGCAACAGTTTTAGGATTATCTGTTTTTCTTTTTTCAACAGGGTTAAGAGAAAAAATAAGAATAATTAATGAACGTTTGGCTAATTGATAAATAATAAAATAATAAAATAAAAATATTTTTTATTTTTAATATTTTCTAGTTCTTCTAGTTCTTTTATTTCTTCTAGTTCTTTTATTTCTTTTATTTCTTCTAGTTCTTTTAGTTTTTCTATGTTTTCCTTGTTTTTTTGCCTTTCTGGTTTTTCTATTTATATTTCCACCTCTAACTCCAAATTTACGATTTAATATTGTATTTGCCTTACTTAAAAAACTCTCAACATTTGTTTGAGTATCTAAATCTAATTGTTTTTCTGGTCCGGATATTATGAATTCGTTTGGATTATCTTCATTTGTATCATCAGGAGGGTCTTGAAAAAAATATCCCAATGAATTATATATATTACCCTCTTTAAATGTACTTCTATCACTATCATCATCAAGTACACTATAATTAACATGAGGGAATCTTAGTTTTAAATAACATAAAGCATAAATTAATAATAAACTTGCGTATCCTTTGCCTTGATAACCTTCATCTGTATCTAAAACAGATATAGAAAATGCCTTCATGTTCTCTCCTTTAGTTGAATATTTTTCATCGTCTGTTAAAATTGTTCTATCTACTATATTAGCATTTTCTGATAAATATGTTTCTATACTAGCAACTGTCTCATTATTATCAGTAATATTAAATATAAATGCATTTGGATATGAATCATGTTCACGTTCAAGAAGAGCAAAACCTTCCTTTTCAATTATAATACGTTTTATCTTTTCTAAAGTATCATGTATTTTATCTAAAGTAGCCTGCTCAGCAGCCGGCCTCTTAGCCTCCAACTCAGCCTCCGCCTCCTCTGCAGCCTTCCTCTTCATGCCTATCAGGGGTGGATTGTCCATATAATAAATAATATATAATAAAAATACAACCTTGAGTAAGTTTTTCTATTTTATTATAGAAATGACAAATAAAAGCGAATATTATAAAATGTAGGGTTTTTTATTTTTTAGAGTATTATATTATATTATATTATATTATAATATGGTAAATTTTATGAATTTTGTTACATTTAATGTTAAGCCATTTTTAAAATATGAAAATAAATGGTGTGAAACTATGAATTATTTTAATCCTTATCTTGATCCTTTTGAAAATAGATTATCGTCAAAAATGTCATATAGCGATGGTGAAGCATATGATAATTTTCCCGATTATAACTGGGTTTATGATAAATTAGTAATTGCAAAAAGTCAGGGATTAATGTCAGGAAAATTAGAAGAATTAAATTATAAAACACTTGACAATGTAAAATTTCCAATTTTTATTAAACCTAGATTAGGAAATAAAACAGGAGCTTCTAAGAATTGCTATAAAATTAAAACTAAGGATGAATTGAAAAAATACTCGCACATTGAAAATATGATGTGGTGCGAATTTATTGATGAAAAAGAAGGAATGACGGATTTTTTCATTTTAAACGGAAAAATTGTGCATCAAATAACTTATAAATATTCTGATGAACTAAATGGGTTTAGTGATGTTTGGAAATATATATCACCTGAAAATAAACCACCGATTAAAATAAGACAATGGGTTGAAGCCAATATGAGTGGTTATAATGGTGTATTAAATGCACAATATAGAGGAAATTATATTATTGAAATTGGTTTGCGTTTAGCTAGAGGCGGAGCATATATTGTAAGTACTGAAAATAAAGCACTAATACAAAATATTAATAATCTAGTGGAAAAAAATTACTGGGATTATACGATTAATGACGATATGGCATTTAAACCTTTTTATACATTCAAATGTTTTACAACTTCTAATATATTTTATTTATTTCCTCAACATATATTGGATTTATATGTTAAACGATATAATGTGAAACCATTTTACGAATATTATTTTGAACCGGTTGGAACCGATGGAATGGTTTTTTTTCAATTCTTGCATGATGATTTTAATAAAGGTATGGAATTAAAAGAAAATTTTGAAAGATTATTTACATTAATTCAGCATTTAATTATTTTTATGTTTATAATAACATTATTTATTTTATGTAAAGATCTAAATTATGGAATTGTATTATTTATTACTTTATTTATTATTTTAATGACAAAATATTTAAATCCATTGACAGCCAACCATGGACTTTATAAAGCTTACTTATTGGGAAGTAATTAGTTTTCTAAATAAAAAAAAAATTGAAATGCTTTAAACAATATCTTATCTTTAACATCAAACAAAAAACAAACGAAAACCAAGAGTTAAAACTAAAATGACCACAAACGAAATTTGTAATATGCAGAATTATTTGGATATGAGTTCGAGAGAAATTAAATATATAAAAAATATTGCATTCAAACATGTAAATGGAAGCATTATACAAAACTATGCTATTAATAAAGATATGACATTCAATCATATGTTTGAAGAATTAAAAAAAAAAATTTGTTATGATTTTGAATTTGAAAATTTTGAAATAGTTCCTGATAGTGGACTCAGAGAACGAGGATTAGAATTGATACAATCGTTAAGTAGATTTTCTAATATAAATGATTTATTTGTTTATAATATTATAAATGATGATTCTAGATTTTATGTTCGTCCAATTGGAACAGGAAGCGATACTATTTCTAGCGTGATTGATTGTCAAAGTGAAGAAGACTTTAATAATTGCCCTGTTTGCACAATAGAAAGTCAAATAAATATGCATCGTTATTTTAATTGTAGTCATTTGTTGTGTTCTACGTGTTATAATCAATGGAGTGAAGCTAGACGTCATTCAATCGTGACTTGTCCTACTTGCAGGTCTCATTAAAACATTGTAAAAAATAAAAAGTAATAAAATCCAGAAAAGATAAAAATAAATTATTTTTTTATCTTTTGTTTATTTAATTTTATTTAATTTTATTTAATTTTATTTAATTTTATTTAATTTTATTTAATTTTATTTAATTTTATTTAATTTTATTTAATTAAATAATAAATTTAATATTTTGAAATTTTGAAATTTTGAATTTTTAAACAGAATCAACTTCTTTTACTTCTGGAAATTCATAAACAATACATTTTTTATATTCACAAATAACTAAAAGGGTAAAATCAAACGCAATTTTCATAAAATTAAGTATACAGATTGAACAAATTAATGTTGCTAATCCGCTTAGAGAAATATTTACAAACAATTTAAATAAATCATCCATGTCATTAGAAATCCATTCGGGGTCATTGTCTTTAATACAGTATTTTAGTTCTTCAAACGCCATAGACAATTCAAACGTCCTGATTGTAACATTTCTATTTAAAAGATATTCGATAAGTTCATCTTCACAATTTTGAATTATCAACATTTCACAATTTTCATCTTTTACATCGTGACAAGCGTTAATTCTGTATCTTAAATGTTCATTTGCTATAACAATCCTCATAATATTAGTAAATACGATTGTGGATAATAAACCAATAAGAACAAATTGGAAATTTTTTTTATTAAATAAATAATTAATTTTATCAAAATAAGTTTCCATCGTAGAATAGCATAATCCCATATAAATGCGAATTGGGCTATTTATTACATTTTTTTTTTGATGAATAACTTTATATTTTTTTCCAAAAATAACAACATTACTAATTTTATTATATTTTTCCTTATCGCTTAATGTGTACATATGTTTCGTTTTGCTTGATTAAATAAATCAATCAATATTTTTTTATATCAATTTTTTAAACTATTTACAATTTTTAACATGTAAAATGCTGATTTTGAAAAGTTAATAAAAATATATAAATATTTAGGAAATTTAACTTATTAGAATGCGTAAATAATTTATTAGTAATATATATAAATCATAAATGGAATACAAAAAAGTAGATGAAAATCGGATATCGCGTGCGAAAATGAATTTGGAAGAGGCGAGGCGGAATACAGCTTATCAGAGGACGAAAATGGCAAGATTGAAGGGTCTTCTGGAGAGTCTTCAGAAGGAAAATCGTAAAATGGGCTATAGCGACAAACAAGCCATGGATGGGTTAGACCAGGCGAAGAAGGAGTTGAAGAAAGAAACCGATGAATACGAACGCCTCGTGGATGAGGAAGATGCGATGAGAAAGCAGTTGCATAAGGCAATTGAGAAGGAGACAGTATTGAGAAAGAAGTTGCATAAAAAAACCATCAAAGTAAAACACAAAAAAGTAGATGAAAATTTGATATCTCAGGCGAAAATGAATTTGGAAGAGGCGAGGCGGAATACAGCTTATCAGCGGAAGAGAATGGGAATAGCGAAGGATTCTCTGGAGAGTCTTCAGAAGGAAAATCGTAAAATGGGCTATAGCGACGAACAAGCCATGGATGGGTTAGACCAGGCAAAGAAGGAGTTGAAGAAAGAAACCGATGAATACGAACGCCTCATGGATGAGGAAGATGCAATGAGAAAGCAGTTGCATAAGGCAATTGAGAAGGAGACAGCATTGAGAAAGAAGTTGCATAGAAAAACCACCAAAGTAAAACCAGAATGTAGGTCAGGCAAAGAGAGAATTGGTAAAAATGGTAGATGCGTTAAACCAAAAACCACCAAAGTAAAACCAGAATGTAGGTCAGGCAAAGAGAGAATCGGTAAAAATGGTAGATGCGTTAAACCAAAAACCACCAAAGTAAACCGAAAATGTAAAGATGGTAAAAAGAGAAATGCCAAAGGTAGATGTGTTAAACGAAAAGAGGAGGATTTTTTTACACCTCCAAGTGATGATGAATTTCATACACCACCTTCTAGTTAAAACGCCGATTTTGAAAAGTTTAAAAAATTAGTGTTTTATAAATTATTACTCATTTATTAACTTTATTTATGAAAAGTTAATAAAAAAATATTTAAAAAATATTTAAAAAATATTTAAAAAATGAAACACTATATAATATTATAAATCATCTTAAATATTATGTATTGTAGTTTATGTGAAAATCATAATTATCCTTATTCAATAACTAATTATGATAAAAAACTTTATTTTATATGTGATGTTTGTTATAAAAAATTAATAAATATAAAAAACATAATAAATACTTTTAAGTGAATGATTAAATTAATTTGAATAAGCTAATCCAGCCATTCCACTCATCACACGCAATACATTATAATTTTTGGCATATACTCTAACTTTTGCGGTTTTTGTACCTTCAACCGTTGCGTTAGACAATACTAGCTGTAATGTAGCATTATCTATGCGTGAAAAATTGCACGTGCCGCTGGGCTGATGTTCTTCAGGCTTCAATGAAAAGGAATAAAGATTAATTCCTGTATCAGGGTTACGTGTATGATGCTGATAAGGTTGAACAGTATCAAAATAACTACCTTCACGTTCTGAGAAACGATCTTGTCCATTAAGTTGGAGTTTAGCAGTGACAACAGGATTTTCACCCCAACAATGCATGTCAAGAGAAAGAGATGTTAAAACAAAACTGCCTCCATCAGAAACACCAGAATTTATAATAGTAGAAGAACCTAAATTAGGTTGATTGTAATAACCTGAATCTGAGTTTTCATTCCATGCGTTAACCGTAACAAAATCTACTGAACCTGCATTTGACTGACCATTCAGCTGTCCAGGACTTGAAAATGCTGCTCCAGCATTAGGCAAAGCATCAACAGCATCTGTATAATTGAATGGTTGAGCACCTAATGTTCGGAAAAGCAAACTGTTGCAAGTTAATGAAGAACAATAATCGACATTTTCATCTGGTTGAACAACCCATATTAATTCTTTGCAAGGGTGATTAAAATTTAATGATATTTTGTTTGACGACGACCCTACAGACTCATCTCCTGTAAATTGTATTTGTTCTATTAAATATTCATGTGGGTTTTGTGCCATTCTTCTTCTTTCATCTGTATCTAAAAATACATAATCTACATATAATGATGCAGCAACCAATGATTGATTATACGCTTGATAAACTTTTAAATTTTTATTTGCCTCATCGCAATTAAGACTAGAAACAGCCCATAAACATTCATCAATTGGTCTAAAGTCTAAATTAATTTTTACTTCATGATATTGTAATGCAATTAATGGTAATGCAAGACCAGGGTTTGTACAAAACCAAAATTGTAAAGGAACGTATAATGTTTTTTCAGGAAGAGCATTTCTAGGTACACAGATTTGTTGAGGAGCATTAGAATTACACGGTCCATCAATATCTGCAAAAGAAGGGTCTATCATAAAAGTAAGGTCAGGTGTATTTCCTATCATTGTCAAAGCAACTTTGCCCTTTTCTTGTGGAAGTGTTAATTGTAACCACAAAAACATCCATTCACCATATTGTCTATCAATTCTTTGACCTCCTATTTCAATTTCAACTTGTGATATTAATTGTACACCTATCCAATCAAGCCAGCGAGCATATACACCATTAGTATTTGGATTTTTCATTGATTGGTTTATTTCTGGCAAAGTAACTTGTAAATAAGTCATAAATGCTAAATCTCCATTTCGGCTAATTGTACATGTAACCCTTCTACCAAAATCGGCTTGTCCATTAAAGGTTTGTTCTATACTTTCAAGGGCAAAATTATTAGGTCTCATGTAAGTTGATTTCCAAAAAGTGATTTGTGGATTACCTGTAAGATATACATCTTGAGCCCCATAAGCGACTAGTTGAAGCAAAGCTCCTGGCATTTATAATTATATAATAATATAATAATATAATATTTTAAAAAAAAATATTTAAAAAAATAATTTTATTGGTAGTTCTCTAAATACATAAGAATTATAAGGTTTATTTTGTTCTTTAAGTGTGTTTTTTTGGTTTAATAATTAAAAATCTTTAAATTAATTATTAAAATATATAAATAAATACCACAAGATATATGGATTTAGTTTGAGTAGGCTAATCCTCCCATACCACTCATAATACGCAAGACGTTGTAGTTAGTGGCATAAACGCGGACCTTAGCAGTCTTAGTACCCTCAACAGTGGCATTAGACAACACGAGCTGAAGTGTGGCATTATCAATGCGCGAGAAGTTGCAAGTGCCGCTTGGTTGATGCTCTTCGGGACGTAGCGCAAATGAGTAGACGTTAATACCAGTGTCTGGGCTACGGGTATGGTGCTGGTATGGCTGGACAAGGTCAAAGTAAGTTCCTTCACGTTCAGAGAAGCGGTCCTGACCGTTAAGCTGGAGCTTAGCAGTGACGACTGGGTTTTCACCCCAACAATGCATGTCGAGAGAGGTCTCAGCAAGGACAAACGTACCAGCATCAGAGACACCAGAGTTGGCAATAGCCGCATCATGGAAACCTCCAGCACCAAACCCAAGATTTGGCTGACTGTAATTGCCAGAATTAGCGCCCTGATTCCACCAGTCAGCTGTAGCGACATCAACTCCACCGGCATCATGGAATAATCCAGAACCATCAACAAACGAGTTGTTGACACCACCAGCTCCATCATTAGCGATACCGTCAGGGCCACCAAACGCATGGATAGCATTGGGGAGAGCATCAACGGCATCGGTGTAGTTGAATGGCTGAGCACCAAGAGTGCGGTAGAGTAACTGGTTGCAGTCTAACGACGAGCAGTAGTCAACGTTCTGATCTGGCTGGACGACCCAGATGAGTTCTTTGCATGGATGGTTGAAGTTGAGTTTAATCTTGTTGGATGACGAACCGACCGATTCATCGCCAGTGAACTGAAGTTGTTCAATCAAGTACTCATGTGGGTTCTGGGCCATGCGTCTGCGTTCATCCGTATCAAGGAATACGTAGTCAACATATAACGAGGCAGCAACAAGCGACTGGTTGTAAGCCTGAGTGACCTTCATGTTAGTGCTTGAACCAGAGCAGTTCAACGATGAGACAGCCCATAAGCATTCATCAATTGGGCGAATATCAAGATTAATCTTGACTTCATGGTACTGAAGAGCAATCAAAGGAAGAGCAAGGCCTGGGTTGCGGCAGTACCAGAACTGGAAAGGAACATATAATGTAGTTTCAGGAAGAGCATTGCGTGGGGCACAGACCTGACGAGGAGCATTGCTGTCACATGGACCATCAACAGCACTGAACGAAGGATCAGTGATAAAAGTAAGCTGAGTGGTGTTACCAATCATCTTGTAGTAACCACGCTGTTGTTCAGAAGTCAAAGTGAGCTGGTTCCAAATGTGCATCCAGTCACCATATTGACGATCAATGCGCTGACCACCAATTTCAACTTCAACCTGTGAAACCAACTGTTCACCAGGGAAATCCAACCAACGAGCATAGACACCTGAAGCCGAAGCACCAGTGGCAGCTGAAGAATTAAACATACCCTGGTTAATTTCAGGCAATGTTACCTGTAAGTAGGTGCGGTAAGCCAAATCACCATTACGACTAATGGTGCAGGTTACACGGCGACCAAAGTCAGCCTGGCCGTTGAAAGTCTGTTCAATAGACTCCATGGCAAAGTTAGTGTAGCGACGATAAGTGACCTTCCAGAAAGTAATTTGTGGGTTACCCGTAAGATATACATCTTGGGCACCATAAGCGACGAGTTGCATTAATCCACCTCCCATTTTATAATATTGCTAAAGAAAAAAATTTTTTGGAAATTAAATTAATTCTCAAAAAATTAATAATTTAATAATTTAATTAATAATTTAATAAATAATTTTAAGATATTATTTTATTAATATTAAAATTCTCCTCTACAAACCGTTTCAAATAACTATCTAAAAACACTTCTTTCTTACCTTCATGCTTTTTAGTAAAAATGTATTTTTCTTTACTTTTTCTTATTTGCCAACCATCTTCTAAAGCATTAAATAAAAAGGCCATCTTTTGCAATGTTAAATAGTCTATTTGTATCTTTTCATCTGTATTTATATGAATGTCCATTACGTTGTTGAGAGAAAAGTTAAAGTTTATTCTACCTTAAATATATCATTATGATAAATACTAAATTAAATATAACATATTTTAATTAATTAATAATTATGCCAATATTTAAGCCAAAGAATACCAAAAAAATTGTAGTAAACCAAAATAGCATTGTTACTTTAGATGGAAAACACACTGAAATGATTGAGATGTTTGAAAATGATGAAAATGTTGTACTTCCTAAATTAATTTTAGAAAAAAAGCAATTATTGCTAAATTTATCCAAAGAAAATATTACTGTTGATGAAAAATTGGAAATTGAAGATAAAATTAATTTAATTAAAAAAAATATAAAAGATATTAAAATAAAAAAGAAAAAATATTATCTAGATAATTCTAAATATATTTTTGATTATTTTGAAAATAAAAAACAAATTGCTGATGGTAAAAATAAAACCACCAAATTAGATAGTTTTTTTAATATTAAAAATAATTCTAACAAAGAAACCGAAAAAAACAATTTTATAAAAAATAATGTTCAAAAATTTTTGAATAATATTGATGAAACGTTTTTTGATATGAATAATTATATAACACAAAAAGATATTTGTCAATATTGCCATAAAGGAGAATTAATTCCTGTTGAACATGAAGGCATATTAGTTTGCAAAAATTGTGGAAAAAATACCAAATACTTAGTTGAAAATGAAAAACCTTCATATAAAGAACCGCCTAAAGAAGTATGCTTTTATGCATATAAACGTATTAATCATTTTCGTGAAATATTAGCACAATTCCAAGCTAAAGAAACAACCCAAATACACGAAGATGTGCTAGAAGACATTAAGCAACAAATTAAAAAAGAGAGAATTACATTAAAACAAATCACAAATAAAAAAATGAAAGAAATTCTTAAAAAACTTGGATATAATAAATATTATGAACATATCCCATTTATAAAAGATAAATTAGGCATTAAACCGCCTATCATGGCACCTGAATTAGAAGAAACATTATGCAATTTATTTATTGATATACAAGGACCCTATGCTAAGTTTTGTCCAGATGATCGTGTTAATTTTTTGAATTATTATTACACTGTTTATAAATTATGCGAACTACTCGGACAAAATGAATTCTTACCATACTTTGCACTTCTTAAAGATAGAGAGAAAATGATGGAACAAGATGAAATTTGGAAGAAAATTTGTGAAGAATTAGACTGGGAATTTATTCCAACAATCTAAAAATTAATTATGTTAACATATTTTAACATATTTTAACATATTATATCTTGTATTCGCTTAATGTTTTATTTATATTGTCATAATTCATTTTATAATTATCAATTATCATATCAAATTTATTTTTTAATTTATCGCAATTCTCTCCTTTAAAACAAATAAAAGCTTTATTGGAGTTATTTGAACGCATTATAATTATATTTTTATTTGGATATTCTTTGTTTAATTTTCTTAATCCGTCTATTATATCATCTGCTTTGTATATCAATTCGGGGTTATATTTTTCTAATTGAGAGAGATATAAATCATCTAAAACTTTACTATTTTTTAATTTCCAGCTCATTATATAAAGTTTAATATTTTTGTTTAATATTTATAATCATATTAAATTAAATCTTAATATGATTTTTTGTTTACATAATTTATTTAATTTATTTAATTTATTTAATTTATTCAATTTATTCAATTTATTCAATTTATTTAATTTATTTAATTTATTTAATTTATTTAATTTATTTATTTAATTTATATAATTAAAACATGGGTCTGCTTGCAGGAAATCCAACAAGGTTGGCACCAATACCAAAGCCAGCACCACCACGAGCCGAAACAGCCATGCTAGGCAAATATGTATCAAGAATGCTAAATGTAGCGGCCGCAGTCAAAGCAATTAATGCCACTTCGTCAAGAGATAAATTGCGTTTAGGAATAGCATAAGCAGCAATTGCAACCATTAAACCTTCTACTAAATATTTAATAAGCCTTTTAAGCAACTCACTAAAATCAAAAAAATCACCGAGATTCATCATTTATATTAATTAATTAGAAAAAAATATATTATTCGTAAAAAAACTTAAAACAATATATTGAATTAAAGTATATAATGTCCAATTCTAAAATGTCTAATATCTCTAAAGATAATCGCCAGACTGGTGTTGAATATAGGTATAATTTAGATAAAACAGAAAATCCTAAATATGTTGATCTATTAGATGAAGATAAACCTATCGCAGGACAAAAATTCTGTTGTGTTTCTTTTGTATCTCCTGAACATATCATTAAACAGCGTCAACATTTTTTAATGGAAGAATTTGTAAAAGGTTGGGATTTTACTAAATCTATGGAAAAGTTTACTCAATTTTTAAGTTTTGTTTCTTATAAATACGGATTGAATTTTGAAAGTGTTACTGAAGATTTACAGGCTTTTGTAAAAGAAGAAAAAGAAACTTTGAATAAGTCTAACATGTTAGATGATTATAAGAATTTTCTAGATGCACGTGAAGATGATTTAGATAAATTATTTAATAACTTGAACAATTTCAAGACGAGTACACGTGGTCTAAAAGTGCGAGGATGTTTTCCTACTCAACAAGAAGCCGAATTGAGATGCAAAATGTTGAGAGAAATAGACCCAAATCATGATGTATATGTTGGACCTGTTGGATTATGGATTCCTTTCCATCCAGAGGCATATAAGACTGGTCGTGTTGAATATTTAGAAGATGAACTCAATCAGTTGATGTCTGAAAAGAAGAAGAATGAAGAAAAGGCTAAAGAAGAATTTGACAAGCGTGTAAAGGATGCCAAAGCTAAAGCCATTGAAGACAATAAAAAGAAAGCTCTTGAAAGTGGTAATAAATTGACACAAACACTTAATAAAGATGGTAACTTAGTTAGTGTTAAAGATATGAATACTCAAGAAATGCAACTATTGTCTCAAACTTCTTCTAATGTAACATCTGCTGATATTCGTAGAGAATTATTTGAAGGTGATAATGTTGTGACTAGTTCAGATACGGACCATGGTCTAAGCGATCTTACGTTTGATGTTTCTGGTAAAACTGATAATTAAAATATAATAAACAATTATAATAAACAATTATAATAAACAATTATAATAAACAATTATAATAATATAAAATTTTATTATTATAACATACAATATAATATACAATAAAAATGTCTACAAAAACAAGATGTTCTAATAAAAATTGTATAAAAAAAATAACACTAACTGATTATCCATGTAAATGTAATAAAATATACTGCGTCAAACATAGATTGCCTGAAGAACACGAATGTGATTTTAATTTTAAACAAACATTTGAGGAAATTGAAAAAATTGTTCAAGAATTAAAAGTTATTCCTGAAAAATCTGTAAAAATTTAAATAATAAAAAATTAAAAAATCATATTATGTAAATTTGTAATATGATTTATCCCCATAAATAAATATGACTTAATATTTTTGCATTATAATAACCATCCGATTTTTTTATTTCATATTCTATTGCTTTTTTTCTATTACTTATTCCGTGACTATGTCTACTGTAATAATTCATTTGACGACTCTTGTTTCCATGATTTTTCTTAGAATATAATTTTAAAGGTGTTCGGTCTTTATATTGCTCATAATCAGACGCACCAAAATGTATAATTCTTGTTTTTTTTGTATTTATATCTTCAATAATCGCCATGTATTTTTTATCTGGATTTGAACTTTTTTCAAACTTTATTATTCTTTCTTTCATATTATTTTTTCCACCAATCATAATTGATGGCGTATGTTTTAAACCGTATTTTTTATTCTTAATAGCCATTCTTAATGCCTTGCTTTTTGCGGAACAACCTTCTTTTAATATATCTAAATCAACCGCAGATGCTTTTCCTCCTGTAATGGAACTTGCTAATCTAGCACGTCCCCATGATTGAGCTGTTTGATTTGGTCTAGAACCTGACGAATAATACGCACCCATGCCTTTATTTTCTATTTTTTTAAGAGCATTTATAGAACACCCCGTTTTTTTAGATAATTCTTTATTTGGAATAATATTGTTAACTTTATAAATTCGCTTTGCCGTTAAAATATGGTTAGAAACCTTCGGTTTAAATGATTTTACTTTTTTACGAGTATAATAAATACCTCGCTTGTATAATTTTCTGGATTTTTTTAACTCTTTTTTAATATTTTTTTTATCTTTTTTTGTTAATTTATTTGGAACATATCTTAAAGGAACTGATGACATATATATTTTATATTTATTAAATATTTATTAAATATTTATTTTCTTTGTTTTCTTTGTTTTCTTTGTTTTCTTGTTTTTTTATTCTTTTGTTTTCTTGTTTTTTTATTTTTTTTAATTATTTCTCTCTTTGTTTTCTTATTATTTCTATTTCTTTTTGTTTGTAATCTGCGTCTCTTTCCACGACCACCATACTTCAATTCATCTTCAGTGGATTCGTCATCATATCCTCTAAAATCCGAATCAGGATCAGAAACAGGATCAGAATTTCTAATTCCACCATCTTCTTCAGAGTACAATGGAGGGTCTAACGAAGCATGAAAGCGATCTTCTACATCAGGAGCATTTGTTTTAATATATTCAATTGCTTGTTTTATCATATCTGTATTACGACATTGTTGTTTTCCTCTTCCTGATTTTGTTCTTGTTCCATCATAAAATGTTTCATAAAGACCCCAGTTAACCTTATAATCTCCTTCTGTCCGACATTCTGGACGACTACCATCACAATTCATTATATTTTCATTTGCCGTTAAAAATTGTCTTCCATCACAATTACCATCTTTTTTATAATTTAATTCATGTGCACAAGGTAACACTATTAAATCAGTAATAATAATTCGGTCATGGGAACGACGCAACTGACTTATAAAATTAACCATTGTTTCTCTAGTTCGCTTGAGATCGGAAGAAAATAAATATAAAATATCTGGATTAATTAAATTTCGTTCTGACTCTACAATATTTCCATAAATTTGTCGTGCTTGTTCAACCCCTTCAGGAGTTAAAGATGTATCTTTTTCTCCCGAAATACTTTGAAACATCTTTGATAAACCTTTTTTTACATTATGACTTGCTTCACCATGTCTTATAAGATAAAAAATAAATCTTTCATTATCTCCTAAATTATAAAAGTTATTAGGTATTGTAAATTCTTCAATATCAAATAAAATGGTGCCATTAACTTGTGTATCATTTGGTGATATATAATATTCATAGCCTGGTTTTATTTTACTAACTTCGCCACTATAAACTAGTTCAAATGTTATAGTTAATCTAGTAACTTCCATTTTTAATACGCAACCATTTTTAAATCGTTTCATGGGTTTATTGAAAATTTTACTTAAAAGACATCTTAATCTAGCCTGATGTGTTGTTATAATAGAAATGTAAGTTTTTTCACGATAATGTAATAAATTTCTTTCTGGGTTATTATATTCATCAGTCGTTTGTAAATATGACATATATATAATATAAATAAATTAATTGAGAATGCAATTTTTTACTAAAATAAGTATTTTATTTTATAACTTAAAGAGTTTTTATATATTTAAATTTTATACTTAAAGAACTTTTTAGACTTTTTTAATTTTCCAAGACTTTTTTGGGGAAATTTTTTTTGGACAAGGTTTTCGTTGTCCATTTTTCCTTCGGGCAGAAAAGTCTTGGAAAAAAAATAAAAATTTTATCGTAACAAAAAAATATAAGAAAAAA